CGGGTATACACCCGATCTAGCATTGAGCCCCAAACCTTATTCAGGTTCTAATCCCAATGCTCTAGAGTCTTGAGGTACTCTAGGACCCTGAGTTCCTGAAACCAAGAGACGCGCATTATCCCTAAGGATAATGTCACGACCAGAAGCAAGACACGCAGCTAATTTCCGGTGCCGGAGCACAACGGCCGTGCGCTCATTGAACTCTCGTTCTTTGATTGCACGTAACCGAAGTGTTTCAGCATCTGGATCATAGCTCAGTGCCCAGTCATAGAAACGCAGGATGTTCAATGCCTCTTGCCTTGTCAGTGCTTCCAATGAGCTTATTTGAAGCTCGGGGAAGCCGTCTAAGGCCTCGAGGATAATGTCATCTATGTACTTTCTGTGCATTTGCTTCTCTTCTCATGGGTTCACCGACTCAAGGGTTTCACCATACCTGGCTATAAATAGCCACGGTATTGGTGTGAACCAAAGAGCTACAAAATGAAACATTTGTAGGGATCACCCATCCTCTTCCCTTGATATCTCGAGAAATCGGGATGTCAAGGTATTAAGAGTTCTTTGGGCTTTCTTCTTTGCTTGGGTTCATTTCGCCAAAGTCTCTTTTTCAAGATACTTTCGCAATTGACCCTTAAAGAAGAAACTCTCGTGCTTTAAATCCTGTGTTCCCCTTACACTTCCCTCACTAAGAGCGAAGCTAAGGTTGCTGGATATAAGCCCTTTCGGGCCAAATAGCACTCATGATCCAAAATCTAGGGGTGTCCTGGTAGTATTCACAAAACGACTAGACGGTTTAATCCGTTTTCGTTGTTTAGTGACATTACCAGGCATCTCCAAGAAATGTTTCGGGGCAGCAGTTCATCTTATCAAATCCTTTCTCAAGGAATCCGCTAAGACTACTGCAGATAGGAATCTATTACGGACCGCGGACATGATTAGTCCAGGGCCGATAATAGAATAGTCCTCCCCTTTGATGGTTCGTACTCTTTTGGCAAATTCTATAAATTCGTTAGAACAAATAGATTTCGCCATTGAAATACTGACACCAAAGCCCGTCATGAGTTCTAAATATCTAGGCGCATCATCGCTTACGATGACGTCATCACCCAATACAGCATAACGCTGTACGAGTGAAGACCCAGATGCTTGTACTATCATGTGGTGGGTCAAAGCTAACATAGCTCAAGATGAGTAGGCACCCATTGGCTGTCCAATAGAATATCTGATAATATCAGAATCTTCTTTGGATAAACCAAATGGCATGTCGACCATCTGAGCTCATAGCTCTGAAAGAGTATTCCCTATGAACTGGGTTAACACATCTTTCTGGATATCACGCGGCAACCGGTCGGTTGCAGCAGTGAGATCGTAAGAATAATATGTTTTCCCATTGTCAATCAAAGCCTTTACAGGCTTCAATTGATCATAGGTCCCATCTGTAGGCAACCCTTCAAGAAACTTGAAGATCTCCCTATGAAGTGGATAAAGTGCTACCTGCGTTCATCAGTTGGTTATCCCGATTACTCGGGCTTTACCAGCGGTATTATATACCGCGGTTAACCTTCCGATGTGCAGTATCCGGCTCCCTAAAAGTAAGGGTAAGGATATAAAGCATGTAGCTCAAAGCGAGAAAAGCGTAGCAAAGGACCCAGTCTCATAGAACCATCGTGAGATGGTCACTAGATACCTAGGATTCCTTAGAATCGCTACAGCATCCGCAACCACCCCTTCTCAGGCTACTTTGAGATTAGGTCCCGCTGACTCAGGAATGAGTCAGACAGCAGACAGATTTCTAAAGAATACATCACCTTTCAGCCCTGCTAATTCACAGAGTTTCCGCTTGGACTCGATAAGAGTCTCGACTGCAAGTGTGCGATAGGAACCGTTGAATTTTTCAATAACGGTACTATGGTCCACAGGCGGTCATCACGGAATTATTCTATGAATACCTAACAAGGTCATGACAGCAACATACATCCGACGGTCAGACATCATCGCTAAACGAAGACGCCCGGGTATGATTAGCGGTAAACCGCTAATTTTCCCAACTCTGACCCCCATTTTAGGGTCATAGTGGGAACCTACCTTGACGGAAACACAGATAGTATAACACTCTTTAAGATAGAGGTAAACCTGTTTAAGGTTTCGCCTTTTCCCTTGAAGAATGTACATACCTCGTATTCTCTTTAGGAGAATGCGTAGGATGCTACTGTGCTCTTTGGTTCCAGTGGCTCAAAGGAGTAACCTGAAGAAAGGATCAAAATCATGATCCCTCATTCAGGATCCCCTTCTTAAGCTCCGTGGAACGTTAAGTTCATAAATTATGTTTTTCATAGTTTGTGAATTAATCCCACTTTGTGGATAACGCTCCTTCGCAATTGCTCCCCTTTCACAAGGGAAGGCCGTGGCTGACCTTAAGTCAGTCAGGTTATGAGCAGTTGGGATCTCTCTTCGTTTCCTGTCAATCATTTTCATGATTGCCACAGTGATACGAAAGAGCGTAGCTTCTCAGCGGATAAACCACCGAGGCAGACTTTCTCATCTGCTTTAGCTCTATATAGCGCCCACAGCAACAACTGCTAAGGCCATTGGCTGATGTGGTTGGATCAAACGCCCTCGAAAGGGGGTAAGATCACGCTAGGGGTCTTGAGCGAAGGCTGATAAAATGAACAGCCCAGATG